AAAAGAAGGTGGAAAGCGTGACTTTAGTTTGCGTAACAAACTAAAAGAAGGTGAAACACTGTTAGGACAAGTTGTTCGTGTTGGTTTAACACTTGATTCAGAAGGAAAGTTTAATGCTCATAATTTAGCCCCTTTCGATGCAGTTGAAGAAATTTTTGACAATTTAGAAAACGGTGATAGTGTTACGGTGAATGGTGAAATTGAATTTTCTTCATATGAAAAAGAGGGTGGAGAAGTTGTTCAACAAACTAAATATATCATCAAAAACATTTCACGTACTAAAAATCCAGTTGATTTTGAAGCAGAGGATTTTGTTGAAGTAAATGACTTCTCACAAGGAATTGTTGTGATTGATAGTGATTTGGATAAAGAGAAAAAAGAATTGAATTTATTCGTTCGTACAATTGGATATCAAAACCGATTTGCAGACGGTAAATTAATTATTGATGGGAATACAGAAGAAGGTTCACAATTAGCAATGGCATTTAAAAAGCTAAAGTTTGGTACTTTTGTAGAAGTATTCGGTAAAATCGAAAATAAAGTTGAATTAAAAGAAATTCCACAAGAAGAGAAAAAGATTGAAAAATCTAATCCTTTTGCGAGTTTTGAATTTGAAAAACCACAATCATTAAAAGGTTATAAAGGAAAAACATATATTAACCGTTTATTAATTACAGGTGTTGAAGTAAGTTCATTTGTAGATAAAAAATTCACAGAAGATGATTTTATTGTCCAATCTCTTGTAGAAGATAAAACAAAATCAGAAAACAATCCATTTACTAATGGTGATGGAGATATTAAAGAAGATAGCACAGATGGTCTATGGGATTAATAGTATAGTAGAATACTATTATACTATAACAGAACGTAAAAAATATTGCAGATAACTTTGGGTGGTGTTGACACACTACCCAAAATCTTATATAATAAGGAGAGAATAGAATGAGTTTTTTAAATAAGATTGAACCTAATGTACCTAAAGTTGCTCTAGAAAGCTATTTTATGGTACTTCATGCACCTTCAAAATTTGGTAAATCAACATTTGCTTATGAGTTAGCTAAAAAGCATTATAAAGGCGATTTAAGTAAAATGCTTTTAATTGCTACTGAAAGTGGATTTAATGCTTTAAATGGTGTTTATGCAGTTAAAGTAAATGATTTTAAAGATGGTGACGAAGATTTAGATACAAGAGGATTTGTTGAAGTTGTTGATGAATTAATCGAAAACAAAAAAGATGTTCCTTTTAAAATGATTGTAATTGATACTTTATCGGCTCTCGAAGATTTAGCAGAAAAAGAAGTTATTCGTCAACAAAAACGAAAAGGTAAGCAAATTTCAACAATCGGTGAATTAGCTTATGGTATTGGTTATAACCTTGTTGAAGGATTGGTTGATGAACAAATTACACGATTACGTCAAGCAGGATATGGTGTATTAGTAATTGCTCACTCTAAAATGAAAAAAGTAGAATTGCAAGATGGTACATCATATGAATTTGCTACATTAAATGCTTTAGGAAAAGTAATGGATGTTATCACAAGAGAAGCAGATTTTATTATTTATGGGGATATTACTACTACTCATAATGAAGGTGTTGTTTCATCTAAGCGTGAATTAGTTTTCCGTAGTGCAAATGGACATTTATGTGGTACACGATTCAAGCATATGCCTAATCGAATTGATTTTGACATTGATTTATTCCTAGAAACATTTGAAGAAGCAGTTCAAGGGAATTTTGATGAAGAGATTAATATTGATGAAATGCGTGAAGAAGAATTACAGGCTAGAGAAGATAAGGCAGATAAATTTTTAGAACGCAATTCAGTTCCTAAAACAGATGTAATTGCAGAAATTACAGAAGTGATTAGTGCAATGAAGAAAACTCAAAAATTAGAAGCTAAAAAATTAGCAGAATCTACACTTGGTACGATGAATTTTGATGAAGTTACAGATACATCATTATTAGTTAAATTCCTAGAAGCAGTAAAACAAATTTAAATTCAAAATTGATTTACAAATACAATAAATAATGATATAACAGAACTTGAAAAAAATTCCAAGTGTTTTTTAAAAACTGTGATAACAGAAACAAGAAAATATTACAAGTGATTTTGGAGTTGGAGAGAAACCAACTCCAAAAGTCTTATAAAAGAAAGGTGAAGAAGCATGATGAAAAAACTATTGACACCGTTGGTTCTGACAGGACTAGTTGTATCTAATGCTATCTTCATTGACTCTAATTTAGATTTACAAAGAGAAAATCGTAATCTAAGCGTGACATTAGAACAACAGGTCAATGAAAATGATAGTTTGAAAGAAGCCAATGAGGTTTTAAAGAACAAAAATGGTGTTCTTTCAAATGAAAGTATTCGATTGAAAGGTCAAGTCAAGGCTTTAGAAAATGAGAATCGAAAACTTGAAAAAGAACTACTACAACAGAAGGTGTATCTTAGGAGTAAGCAAGTAGAGACTAATAATTGGAAACCATTTCAAATAACCTTTTATACACCACGTTGGCAAGAGGGAAGTGGGAATCCTAATATTCCTGTAAAAACCGCAACAGGATATAGGGTTAGTCCTAGTAATTATACATATAAAGGACTTAGAATTATTGCAACCAATAACAAAATCATTCCTATTGGCAGTTTAGTAGATATTAAGTTTAATGGTGAAATCCATCATTGTATTGTGTTGGATAATGGTGGTGCAATGAAAAAGAATCCATATTTAATTGATTTTCTAGTACCAACTGTAAAACAGGCATTTAAGTATGGTCGTCAACATGGACAAGTTAAAATAATCCGTAAAGGATGGTAATAATGAATATTTACGTTGAAGGATTAGATGGTAGTGGTAAAACAACTACCATTCAAGCATTAAAGAAACGATTAGGTAATTATACAGTAATGAAGGGCAGTAGCTTTGAAATTACATCTCAAGGGAAAAATATCTTTTTACCATATTTCTACACCTTAACTATGAGAAAGAACTTAATATGTGATAGATTCATATTTAGCAATTGGATTTACGCAACTGTATTTTCTGATTATGAAAAATTAGACAAAATTGAATTTGAGTTTCTTCAAAAAGAAATGGCTAAGAATGGATTCATGGTATTTCTTTATTGTTCAGAAGAAGAAACTAAAAAGAGATTGAAAGTTCGTGGAGAAGATTATGTAAAAGAAAATCAATTACAAATCATTTCCGATTTATATCAAAAAGCAATTACCGAATCGGTTTCAGAATTGAATATTATGTCGATTGATACAACAAATAAATCAACAGATGAAATTGTAGATGAAATCATTGCTAATATGGAATTTCTTAAAAAATGGAAATTTATGAATGAAATGGAGTAATTGCACATGAGACATATTGAATTTAATACAGAAGAAATTGAAGAATATGTTTATAACAAATTAGTATTACATGGTTTTGCGGTTACTCAAAAAAATGCAGAAACAATAGCAGAAATCGTATTTGATTATCTTGTGGATAAAGGTGTCGTCACAGAAATTTATGATGAAGATGATGAATTTTGGGAAGATGATGAGGATTAAAATTGTAGCCAACATATATAGTATGTTGGCTCTTTCTTAAATATTAACAATCTATCAAAATATTTTTACAAATCTATTGACAAATTCATATACAAATGATATAATTAATGATAGATAGAGCGATATACAAAAAAATACAAGGGAGAGAAAATGATGAATCAAGAACAATTTTTTGAAGAAAATATCAATCTAGTACACCATACTCTTAAACGCTATTATCCTAGTTTTAGAGAAGAAAAAGTGAGAGAACCACTTATGGATACAAATTCATATGATGATTTATTTCAAATGGGTTGCGTTGGATTATGGAAAGCTATTCAAAAATATGACAGTTCAAAGAGTAGCTTTGGCAATTATGCAATTATAACAATTCGTGGTGAAATTCAACGATATTTAAATAAAACTCATAAAGGATTTAGTGTTTCATCTGATATTATTAAATCAGTACGCTTCATCGAAAAAACTTTAAAAACAGAAGGTGAAAGCGGAATCATTAAATCTGAAATCATGAATAGATTTAAATTGTCAGAAAAGATGTATGAAGATGCCTATGAGTTGGCTCTAGAAGGTATTTTGTTTCTTGATTATCAAATGGAAAATGGGGATAAAATTTCCGATACAATTCCATTTCATGATAATGAATTTGAGATGGCAGATATCCATGAATTCATGAGTCATTTGACAGATGATGAACAAAAAGTTATTAAAATGACCGCAGAAGGATACACATTAAGAGAAATTGGAAAAGAAATCGGTTGTAGTGGAGAAAATATTCGTTTAATGCGATTAAAGATAAATAACAAAGCAAAAGAATCTATGCAAATGGCATAATTTTTATTGCAAATTGTTTCATTATTTATTATACTTGTGAGAGGGTGATATTATGAAAAGTTTTAAATGTCAAGTTTGTGGACACAAAAAAGAAGAAGATTTAATGGAAGTTGTAACAATTGTATCTCCAACTACACAAAAAAAACGTAACTTGCGTTATTGTAAAGATGATTGTTATGATTCTTATTTAAAAGAACGAGAGTTTAAAAGAATCGAAAGAGAAGAGTTGGATTATTTAACAGATGTTATTTTAAAGGTTCATGGTATTGAAGTGATTCCTAAACAATTCTTCCCACATTTACAAGATATTCGCAATGGCTCAATTTTATTCGGAAAAATTAAGCGTAAACAGAAAAAAGGCTATTCATATAAAGTCATAGCAGAGACATACAAACATGTTGAAGAAAGTATTGATTGGGCAAAGAAAACAAAGACATTCAATGATACTATGAGTGAACTAAAATATGGACTAGCTATTGTTTGTAATAATTTAAGTCTTGTACGTGACAAGTTAATAGAACATGAACGACAACAAAAAGTTATTGAAATTCAACAGGAGAATATGGCAAAGCAAAATGATATTACTCCTAAAAAATCTAGCAATAGAAAGCGAACGGACATCACAAAGTTTCTGTAAGGTTGGTGAGTGGTAATGGAAGAAATTGAAAAGATAAAGAATAGTGCTAAGATTTCAGAAGCAATGTTTGTTGGTTATCTTTATAAAGATATGGTAAACTTTGTTGAATATCATGATAAAGTTGAAGAAGATGATTTTTTACATAAGGAATGGCGATTCTTCTTCAATTTAGGTAAATATATCTTAGGACAAAAATATAAAACAATTGATGATATCGCAATTCAAAAAAGTTTAACTGAATTAAGTTGGATTGATAAATTTGATGAATATGGTGGATATCAGACAATCGAACAAGTTAAAGCGTTAGTAGAAGATAGTGAGAGCAATACAGAAGTTTACTATGAAGATATCAAGCGTAATAGTACAATTAAAAAGCTAGTGAATTTATTTGGTGTAGATAAAATATTCAAAAAGAATGGTAACTATGACTATTCGAAAATGAATAAGGATGAAATTGTTGCTTATTGGCAATATCAAGTAAATCAAATTAGTTTGTCAATGGGTGGTAAATATGATGTTCAAAACCTTATTACAAGTGCAGATGAACATATTGAAGAATTGAAGCAAGCGGTTGAGGATATGTTACCTTTTACTCATTCAAAATATATGAATCGTGCAATTGGTGGTGGTACTGCAAGAGGGCATGTTACAATGGTTGGTTCATATGGTAATAATGGTAAATCAACATTCTTAACTGAAAAATTTATCTTTAGTTGTATTGTACATCAAGAGCCATTATTAGCTATTGTAAATGAGGAAAATGCAGGTGCATTTAGAAATAAACTTCTAGCAGTAGTTATTTTCCATGAGTTAAATGAATGGACTTTTGACCGTAGTAAATTCTTAACAGGTGACTTTACAGATGATGAATTAGACATTCTAAGAAAAGCATGGAATAGAATACATGAATTGACCGAAGGGGATAATTCATTAATCAAAATTGCTTTCTTGGAGAGTTATAATTATAAAGATTTAGAGAATCTTGTTAAAACATATCACTTACAAGGATATGATAATTTGCTAGTTGATACTCATAAAGTTGAAGATGGAGTGACTAGTGATAGATGGATAGCTTTTACTGAAATGACAAAAGCTATTTACAAATTAACTAGGAAAGATGCAGGTGGATTAAATCTTAGAACTGTATTATCACTTCAATTAAGTGATGCTTCAATTGGTGCTAGATTCTTAGACTTTAGTACAATTGCAGAAGGTCGTGCCTCTAAGAATGAAGCGAGTGTTTTCATTGCTTTTCGTAATGTATTCCATGATGAATTGGAAGGTGGAAAGAATGAATTGAAGTGTTGGAAGTGGGTATCTAAAACAGAGAAAGAAGAATTTACTCTTAAACAGGGTAAGAACTATATGTTATTCTTCATTCCTAAAAACAGGTTTGGTAGTAATTCAAGTAGTACTGATTGTCCTGTTATTATTATGGAAGCGAATTTCAGATTTGCCTCATTCAAAGAAGTGGGATATTGCATTGTTCCGATGTCTAGTAAATTTTAAAAAGGAGTTGAAAACTAGTGTCAACAGAATTAGCAGATATTAAAGAATATATATATGAAAATGACCTAGTTTTTGACATTCTTGAAAGTCTTGGTTGCGAACATATTAAATTAATCAATGGTCGTTGGGAATGTCAACATGATTATATTTCTGAATGGAATAAAAGAGCAGTACAAGTAAAAAATCAACCAACACTATCATGTGCAATTCGTACAAAAGGATTGAACATGGATATATTTGGTTTGATTGGTTATATTGAGTTTAAATTAGATAATGAGAATGAATGGCAATCCAATCTACACAAATCAAAAGATTGGATTTTTTCAACTCTTAATATCGGACACCTATTCAAAGGAAAAACATTTGAAAAAAAACAAAAGACAAATCCTTTAGATTTTTTAGATGAAATTAAAAAACGGAAAACAGGTATTGTTGATTTAAATGAAGTCACACCTAATGAATGGTTGGATGATAGTATTTTAAATGATTATATTCAAGTTCCGAATGAGGTATTTGAAAATGATTATATTCCATGTTGGGTACAAGATTACTTTGAAATTGGTATTGATTTATGGAGTAAACGTTATACTATACCTATTCGCTCTCATACAAATGGTAGAATAGTAAGTATAAAAGGAAGAGATATGACAGATGAAAGTGATTATAAATACTTATATCTGTATAATTTCAACAAAAGTATCGAATTATATGGGTTATTGCAAAATAAAGATGAAATATTGGAACGAAATCAAATCATTATTTATGAAGCGGAAAAAAGCGTACTTCAATCATTTGGATATGGGTATGGAAATGGAGTTGCTATGAGTGGAAGTAGTCTCTCACCTGTTCAAGCACAAATCATTAAAAATCTTTCACTAGATTTAGAGATTGTGATTAGTATGGACAGTGAAAAGACAGTGGAAGATTATTTACCAATTATAAAACTATTCTCTAACAGAAATGTTAGTTGCACATATAATTATGATGATTTACTAGACGAAAGAGAGTCAATTTGCGACAGAGGGAAAGAAGTTTTTGAAAAAATATTGGAAAATCGTGTAAAAATTGATACAAAACTAGTTGACAAATATAATAAATAATGATATAATTAGTAGTGTAATAGAGAATACATAAAAATAAATTGGGAGAGTGTTAAAATGGATTTAAAATATGGTGTCGGTGATAAAGTAGTTCTAAGAGATGATTTAGTTGTTCGTGAAATGTATGGGAACATTCATTTTCTTGATTCAATGGGAAAAGCAGTTGGGAAACCACTAACAGTTAAAAAAATTGTAAGTGATGAGTGTGGCAAATATTATCGTTTTGAAGAATGTTCTTATGGGTTTAGTTATTCAGAAGAAATGGTTAAAGGATTATTTGAAGAAAAACAAGAAATGGAGAGTGTAAAAATGAGTAAGTATCAAGTTGGGGATAAAGTAGTAGTTCGTAGTGATTTAGAAAATAAAGATTATGGTGGTCTTTATGCAATGCCTAGTATGGTTGAATTAGCAGGAGAAACTGTTACAATCACAAACTATGATAGTGTTGCCAATGATTATCGTATTTCAGAAGATAGTGGTGATTGGTTTTGGAATAATGAAATGTTTGAAGGTTTAGCAGATGTGAAACCAACAACAATTGTATCAACACAAGAACCGATATCAAAATATCGAGTTGGAGATAAAGTTGTAGTAGCAGATTTAGACCATAGTGGCTCTTATAATGGTTGGGGAGTAGCAAGTACCATGTTAGATTATATTGGTAAAACAGTAACAATCAAACATGTTAGTCTTAATAGTGGTTATTCTACTTATCACCTTGAAGAAGTTGGATTCACTTGGACAGATGAAATGTTTGAAGGTTTAGCACCTCAAAAATTAACACAAGTAACTCCACCATTCAAAATTGGTGATAAAGTAACAGTTCGTGTTGATTTATCGGAAGATGAAGTATATGGTGGTGTTGATGTAACAGAAGAAATGGTTCAATTAGCAGGACAAATTGTTACAATCACAGATTTATTAGGTGGAAATGATTATGAAATAAAAGAAGATGGTTATGAATTTATGTGGTCTACTTCTATGTTTGAAGAAGGGGTTAGTCGAGTTCAAACAACAATTAATGATTATTTAGATGAAGAAATTGAAGAAATTGATGATGAGGATTACGAAGAAGATTATGAAGATTATGATTGGGATGATGAACCAACTCAACCTTCATATTCAGAGATTGAAGAAGTTACTCAATCAATGACAAAAACTACTTCTACTCCATCTGAAACTATTAATTATTGGGGTAAAGGTGCAGGATATGGAATTTACATTAGTCGAGTAATTTACAACAATCCTGTTACGGTAATGTTCTACCGAGATGAAATTGGTGGACGAGAATATAAAGTTGTTGCAAAAGCACAACATGGAGATGTTTATAACAAAGAAAAAGGATTTGAGGTTGCGTTATTGAAAGCAGTAGTTCGTTCTGCTAAACGTAAACTTAAAAAATATTAAAATAGTAGCCACAAATGAGAGTTTGTGGCTCTCTTGTGGGTGATAATATGGATGATATGTTAAAAGATAGAATTGATAAGTTGCAAAAATGTTTAGAAAATGTTCAATCAGAATTTAATAACGAAAATTATTATAATTTACTTGGTGCATTAGATAGATTGAGAGATTGTACAGAATCGGCAATCTATTTATTATTAACAGATGAAGAAAAAATTGATAGAAATAAAATTTTATGAGGTGAGTGAAATGTTGGCAGTAGCGTTTGGAATAGGTGTTGTTGTTGGAATTGTAGGTACAATAATTTTCCTAATAGTTGGAGATTAATAATTTGATAAAATGGCAATTTTATCAAATTCAAAAGAGGTGAAAAAATGGAAAAATTCAAGATTTTACTACCATATGTGATTCCTGTGGTATTTTGGCTCTTAATAGCAATTAATTTATCTAAGGATTTCATGGATTTTTTTGGTTGTGTAGCAATGTCATTTTTTGGGATTGTGGTTTGGGAGTTTTTAAATCAAGATTTATCATAAAAATATCACAATTTGATAAAAGCAAAATTTTATCAAATCAGAAAAGGAGAATAAAAAATGATAGTATTATTATATGTTTTATCAATAATTGTTAGTTATTTTTTAACAAGATGGGAATACACATTAGATAAACATTCAGATTTAAATCCTCATGGACTATTTATTTTCTTTATGTTTGTACCAATTTGGAATATTGTATTTCCGTTAACAGGAATTGTATATCATGGAAAAAAAATTAATCATAAGAAATTTTTCATGCTAAAAGATAAAAAGGAGAATAAATAGTGAAAAAAGCAATTAGAGAAATTTTACTTGAAACAAAAATTAACCTTATTGGTTTTTTAGATGTTATTTTCTTTGGTGCGACAGTTAATTCAGTTATGTCATTGGTAGATAATGATTTTTTAAAGATAGTGATATTTATCGCATACCTTTTTGTATCAAGTATTCCATTTTATATTTTAAACTGGATTGTTGATAAATTAACTAAATAACCTTGACAAATGTAATAAATAATGATATAATAGATAATGTAATCAATAACAATAAAAAGGAGATTGAAACTATGAAAAATGTTTTATCACGCAGAGAGCGTAGAGAGATTGCTAGAGAAAATAAAGGTGAGTTTTTCCCAATTTACAATGGTAAAGACCCTGTATCTTATGAAGAGTATTATGGTGAAGGTTACGAAAGATTCAATAACAAATTCGTAACAATTGTACAAGTAGAAGAAGTAGAGAAAGCACAATAAGGAGAGATTAATATGTCTAAAAAGAACTTACAGTTGTCAAAACTAGAAAAGTATGAAGGTAAATTCCACGAACCAAAAGTAGTTACAAATCGTAAGTATTATGCAATCGTAGAAGTTACAGGTAACAAAGAATCAAAACAATATGTGGTGGAT